GTACTCCTTTTGCTGCACTTAATGTACCTACTGCGCTTATGTTACCTGCTACAGTTAGTTTTTCATTTGGTGCTGTTGTACCAATACCAACATTACCACCGTTAAACCAACTACTACTTGCTGAATCTATTCGTACAGCTTCAGTAGAAGCATCAAACAAAGATAGCAAACCTTTATCTAAATCTCCTCCAGTACTCCTTGGTTGAATACGAGCTATTTTATAATCATTAGAACATAAAAAGACATCTGCACCATCCCCTTTAACGTCTAACTGAGCCCCGGGTGTTGTAGTTCCAATTCCTACATTACCAGAACTGTCTATACGCAAACGTTCACCATCATTAGTGTAGATTCTCATTGAGTCTCCGTTGTGATGATATTGAATACCACCTTGAGCATTACCGCCAGAGTCACCAAAAATAATATAACCAAATCCATCAGTAGCAGATAATATTCCCATACCTACACCTGAACCAGAACCTGCACCCTCTAATATTAATTCGTCTGCATTTGCATTAGCTGTACCGCCACTGTCAGCAGTCTTAACATGAAGTTTACCTAGAGGAGAAGATTCGCCTATACCAACTCCTGATGATCCTTGAAAACGAGCAACCTCTGTTCCATCATCCATAAATACAAGGTTACCACCTTTGTAATCTATGAAACCATTGTCTGCATCGGTTGGTGGTTGTATTCTTAATTGACGACTAGCAGAGTTTGCTTCAAGTATTAACATTCCCTCTGCTGGTGGTTCACCACCTTGAGTAATATGTAAAAGTGTATCTGGCGCAGTATCACCGATACCAACATTACCATCACTAATAATACGCATTCTTTCAGAACCATTAGTTTGGAATATAAGACGATTATTAGCATTTGAGCCTCGAATGAAGTTAGTTCCACCACCCCATTCTAAATTATAATCATCTGATAATCTTAAATGTCCATTATTTATATATTGACGATTAGTGCCACCATTAATAGTTAAACCGCCAGCTGTGATACTGCTGTTAAAAGTTGCAGCTCCAGCATCTGACATGTCAAGAGTGAGGGCAGTGACTGCAGAGCCACCATCATTACCCTTAAATATTAAATCTTTATCTGAAACTGAAGACTTAATTATAAAATCACTAGATACATTTTCAAATGTTCCAATAGCTGTGCCATTATCTTTAAATCTAATAATAGCTCCGTCTGCATCAAAATGTATCTCACCTGGAACATCTAATGTTAGATCACCTGTATCTACTTTTATGGTTTTGCTTGATCCGTCTAACTCTATATTTGCCATTACATTATCACCACATTACCGGTTACCGTTACGATCGCCTCAATAGTTATTGGCCCTGCAAGGACAGCATTACCAACAACTTGGTTGTCGTTTATTGTTGAATCATTTTCTGGAATTTGTTCTGATGCTGGAGTTGCTCCAACATATACAGGTCCGCCTAATTTTGTTTCTGCCATAAATTACTCCTTAAGAACTTATGGTGTCAATATAACTAACCCATATGTCCAATGCATTATCCGTATCACAGTCGTGATGTAAAACATCACCACTTTGTAAAACAACTTTTGCACCACCTTGTATCAGCTCGACTGAACTGTTTGGTGGTATAGAAACACCTTTTATTAAATAATAGTTTGCGCTACTACGCACTATGTAAACATCCACTTTGATTGTGGTTGTTAATATGTTAGCCAGTCTAATTCCTATAATAGCGTCATAGTCACCACCACTCAAAATACTAGCCGCTGTCGTTCCTTGTGATCTTGCTACCGCGTTTCTAAAGTCCTGTGCCATAATATCTCCTTATATCATAGGGCCACGGCCATCGCAAGAGCGAAGCCCGAGGTCGTTTTTGTGTCTAGTTGTGTTTGAATATTTGAGGTTACACCATCAGAAAAATTAAGTTCTGCTGCTGTAGAAGTTATAGCCGTGCTGCCTATGGTGATGCTGCCGGACACCTTAAAATCTCCAGTCACATCCAGAGCAACACTTGGGCTTGAATTTTTAATACCGACATTTTGAGAACTATCTATACGCATAGCTTCACTACCACTGGTATGAACTCTTAATGAATTGTCACTATGAGAATATGTAAATCTTCCTATATCATTGTCACCACTATCACCAAAAGCAATTGCACCTTGACTACTTGCTCCACTTAAAATAGTTATTCCAGAGTTAGCACTACCTTCAATAACTAATTCATCTTTACTTGCTTCGACATCTGCTCCACTATCAGCAGATTTAACGTGAAGATTACCTAGAGGTGTGGACTCACCGATACCAACATTACCAGAACTGTCAATACGAACAGCCTCACTACCAGCAGTAACAAATTGAAGTGCGTCACTTGTTGGTCTAGTCATACCAGTATTAGAGTCACCAGCAAACGAGTAACTAGGAACTGAAACACCAAGAGGTGATGCTAACAGTTGTCCACCCGTTGACATGTCAATCGTTAACGCAGTAATTGCACTACCACCATCATTTCCTCTAAATACTATATCTGCATCTGAATTTGCACTATAAAAAGTTGGGCTGCTTCCTGAACCTACAGATAATTCTATTATAGAACTACCATTATCTTTAAATCTCCA